ATGCTGATGAGAGACTGCGCTGCCAGGGATGGCTTATGGCTGCTGATGGCGCTTGCCATCAGCGGAGCGGCCAATGGCTCCGCCCGCGACGTCAAGGAGAGTGACAAGCTGGCTGTAGCCGCGCGGGCGAATTGATCACGAAGAGCTATTGAATTGATCATTGACGATCGTGATCAATTCAATAGCTCACAGGGTGGGATTAGAGATAACGAGGGGCCATAAGGCCCCTTGTTTGTATCTGGTTTAAAGGTGGGTTACAGGGGCTTTGCTGGCCAATTGATGGCATCTGGATAACTGGGCTGTTGGTCGATTTTGGAGAGCTCGACCCGATAGGCCTTCCAAGCAATGAGCTTGACCTGGTCATCATCAGACGGGTCGCTGATGATAGCAGGGTCGAGCGCATCAACCAGCACGGCGATCTCTTGGCTGGCTTCACTCATCAACGCTTGTCGCTGATAGTTGGCCTGGTCAATGAGCCATTGCCGCTCTGCGGCCGAGTCGGTTACCCATGTTTCAGTAACCGGGTCCCACACGTCAAAGCTACTTTGGGGTGCCAGCAGGGTGAAATCAGGGCTCAGAGCGCCGAGAACGGATACTTGAACTCGCTGGCGAGTCTGCTTGTTGTATGCGTATTTACCGCGATGGTCTTCGACGTATATCCAGGTTCGAGCTACGTCATCACGACAGATAGCGTAACCATCCTTGGCAAGAATGGATGGCTCATCAGCATATGCACCACCTGGGAGCCCGCATGTCGCAGAAATGTATTCATCGCGTGGGCCAGTGTATTCCATGGTTTGCATGTTGATGCAATAGCACATAAACCAGCCATTGCTGATGGCAAACCCGTCGGAATCAAGCGTGGTTCTTGGTTCGTTCATCTAGTCACCCCAGTTTTGTGATCCATAAAAATGCCATGTTTTTCACCGTCGACTCAGTACCGCCTTGAGACGCGATAATTGCGCTAAATGAAGCAGCACCACTTACAGGAACAGATCCAACATGTGCGGCGCTTGAAGCAATTGGTTGGGGAGATATCGTGCCGATTCGTCCATCAATGGAGTTGAATGTTCCAGTTGGTGCGCCGAATGTGTTTTCGAAAAAGTGGCTGTGCGCTTTGTTCTGGTCGGCTTGGTAAGACAACAGACTGCGTCCGGGATCGTGTCCTTTACCATCATCAAGCCCCCGAATGTGTAAACCGCGCATATCAGGTAATACGCCAGAGGGGTAGAGGGCGGCGAGCCTCGGATTGGCTCCCAAACTAAATGAACCACCATTGAACTTGGCATAGCCAGAAGGGACGATGGCAGAAGGCCAGGGGATAGGTGCTCCAACAGGGTAAGCGCTGAAAGCGATAGTCTGGATGGCTTTGGCCAGTTGTGTGTGATCAGCCTTGTCAGGCGTGATACCACCAAGGGTCAACACCTGCAGTAGCTCATCGGTCATCATATTGAACCATTCGCCGCCCGGTATGCTGGGCTGGTCGCCGGCGCCCCCTTCAGTGAAGTATTGGCGAGTACCAGACACCACCGGCGGGATGGCGGGTGGCGTAGTCACGCCAGAATCATTATCTAACCAATACATAGTCAGACCTCATAAACGAATTCATAGGTAAAACCGCCCAGCTTGTAGCGGGACAGAGTGCATTCCAGCAGCAGAGCAGTCTGGGTTTTCAGAGGGGTAAGTACGTTGTCAGTGACTCGAAAGCGGCCATCAGGCAGACCGTAGACGATTACCTCCAGGGTGTGACGCCAGCGATTGGGCCAGATGGGATAGAGCACGTTGCGCAGCACGTGGTGGGGGAAATGCTCCCGCACCTCGACCACGAAGCCAAGCGCAAGCGCGAGAGCTTCTATCTGCCAGGTCTGTAAGCCTCCCTTGCGGTGGTACTTCTCGACCACGGCCGCGCGGCGGCTCTCGAACGTCTGGTTGGGCACGTTGCACTCTGGCAGACCGAGGTATTGCTCCCAGTCTGGCAGCAGTTGCACCGTCGTTTCCGGGCGCATTTCCAGTAACAACTGATCGGCAGAGAGCTCGGCATCCGTCAGGCGCTTGGCAAAGCCGAGGACATACTTCGCCAAATCTGACTCAGGATCCCGTGGCCAGGCGCGGCCACGTGGCATCTGTTGCAGCAGGACTTCATGCCACTGCTCTACAGAGTGGGCCATGTGATGCTCCCGATGACATTCAATTCATTTGACGCGGCAGGAACGTCAGCAGCCAGGTTCAAGGTGTAGTTATTGACTCCTGCAGCAGATCCAATGGCGGTGCGGACTTTGGAAAGTAGCAAGGTCTGACCGGGGGCCAGGGTATTCTGATAGCCACGCAGATTGGCAGTGATCCCGGCCCGTACATCGGAATTGTCCGGGATGGGGGTGATAGTTAGAGGAGTACTCTTCAGCGTCAGGCCAATGTCTACCGGCTCGATGCCACCTGGGCGACCGACATCGACGCCCGTGGCCGGATCGGCGTGACGGAACAGGTAGTCCTGCATACCGGACTGGTCGGTGGGTGTGGGCAAGATATTAACCCGTTCATCATAAACCCAGGCTATCCCTACAGTGCTGCCACCATGCCAAGCGTCATAGCACCAGGCGCGGGTCACTCCTGCCACCTCTCTCATCCAGGCCACATAGTCATGAACCGCGCCACCTAGGGGCGGGTTGCGCTTACGGAATAGCAGTCGCTCCAACACCTGAGCAATCGGCTCAATGTCCGCACCACCGCTGATGTCGCCGCTGGTGCCGTTGGATTGCAGACCTGGTACCGGCGTAACCAGGGTGAGCTGCTCGCCGGCGGCCAGGTTACCAGCGGCGCCTACTTCGATGGCCTGCACCTGCACGGCCACTGTAGCGCCACTGGGGCTGGCACTGGAGGTGACGGCGTACTGGCGGCCATCCTTGTGCTGCAGCACGGTACCGACCGGTGCCGGCACGGTTCCATTGAGGGTGGCGGGGCCGGCGGCATAGGTCGCTTGCTTACGGATTACCCCTTCATACTGGGCCAGCTCGATGATGGTTTGGTCGTCTGATTCAGTCGTCGGAATGATCTGGCGTACGATCCACATTTGGTGGTCGTAAAGGTCGCGTTGGCTAGCTGACACCGCCACATTGAGGGCCTGCTCGATACCGAACTTTGGTAGCACGGTGCTGAGGCTGGATTCGATATCCAGCTGGCCACTGGCAGTAATCTGACGCAGTGTCGGGACGCTATACGGCATTGGCCTGTGCCTCCCAGCGCTGCTTGATGGTCAAGGTCATGGTGCTCTCGTCGGGACGGGTAATGGCAATGTCGAGCTGGAGCCACTGGAACTGGGGGATGGAGCCGGTGACGACGAGCTGTTTGGCGTAATCGGGCTTTAAATGGCGATCGAGGGCGGTTTGTGCATAGGTCACTGCCTTGTTGCGCACGTCGGTGGTGAGCTTGGATCGCTCCAACAGCCAGAGCTTGCTGCCACAAGGCTGGTCGGCGAAGGTGTCGCCAATCCAGCCACGACGATCGCCGCTGGCGTCGGGCAGTTCGTCCGACTCATCGGCGCGGGCATCGGTAAACAGCACCTGCAGCACCAGAGTCTCCAGCCCGTCATCCTGACGCAAACCGGCCGAGGTGATCTCGATATCCCCTCGGCCGGTTTCGTTGTTCCAGATGATGGCTGTGGTCATCGCCCCTCACACTGGGGGAGATGTTTGGCCTCCACCCGGTAGATCATGCTTATGATCCAGGAACGACTTGCCATTGATGATCACATCGGCATCGGTGGTGATGTTCAATGTAACGTGCAAAGCGCCCTGAATCTCGTTATCAGGGCTTATCGTGGTGGTTTTGGTTTCGACTTGTGTAATGACGGTTTTCGCTTGGCTGGCGATCTCGCCATCCTTGCGCAGGATGATGCGGTGACCTTCCAGATGGTATAGGCAGTTATCGCCCGCCTCCAGATCTTTTGGCCGCGCCGTCTTGTCTTCCACTACGATGGCGACCATCCCGGCACGAGCGCCACCGATGCCCAGCACAATGGCCTCAGACCCTTCTGGCGGTACGCTGCTGCGGCCGTAGTTCTGGAAGCGTTCCACGTCGTCGGCGCCTTCATCGGCCAACACCTTGAGCTGCAGGTTCTGGCGCTGCAGGGCATCATTCACCCAGGTGACAATGGCGCGATCGGCAATAAGGCGGCACCGGCGCTTGATGGGCTCCACAATTTTCATCACATCGCGGATGGTTACCATGTGGTCACCTCCTTGGTCTGTTTCTTGACTACCTCGGCCGGGATCAGCATCGCCTCCCTGGGCATCAGGTTGATGATGGCCTCACGGCCTCCCTTTTCGTCCTCCATCAGGCTGACGGTAACAATGAGCCAACGCTCGTCTAGCCCCTGGATCTCGTCCTTGATGGGGCACATGCGGTTGATGCGCCAGAGCGCTCCGCTATCTCCCTTCAACCCTTGAATGCGCCAGCCGGCCACGGTGATCTCGGTTTGAGTGCCTTCGCCGATGCTGCGCTGCTTCTGCCACTGGCCGCGCTTGCTGGCACCGGCCACTGTGGTGACGTCCTCGGCGATGATGATGCGGGGGCGGTAGCGAGTGACGGCTGGATCGGTAACTGTCGCCTTCTGGCCGCCGAGGGTGGCCGGCGCCGTGTTGTCCCAGGTCGATCCGCCGCCGTAGCTGGAGCCCTTCACAATCCATTCAGAGGCCCGATCCCGCATGCTGAAGTTGCCCCGGGCGGCCAGGATGTTTTCGCCCAGGATGAGGCTGGCGCCCATGTCCTGATCGCTGGCCTGGGTCAGCACCAGCTCGCCCTTTTCGTTGGTGGTCAGCAACACGGCCCGTTGCTTGGCCAGGCGGTCAAGCAGCTCGAAACAACTCTCGCCCTGCTCGATGGTGACGCGGGGAAAGGCATCCCCCAGATCGCACTCCACCACCACCTCGATCTTGAACGGGGCGCTGATATCCTTGGCGACCCGATCCAGGGTCACGTTCTGCCACTGGCCGCTCTTGTAGATGGCCGAGCAGTCCACCAGATCGCTGGTCTTGCTGCGGCCGCTCACCACCCACTCCACCTCGCGGGCATCGTAGCTGGGGATGAAGTCATCGATATACCCGGTCAGCACCAGGTCGCTGCCGATGGAGACGGTGCAGGCGCTGAGGGGCTTGATGACCATGGCCTTGGCATCTTCCCATTTGCGGGTCAGGCGCAGTTCGAAGTCGCCGGCGATATCGCGCAGGCTGCGGGTGATGCGCACCTTCTGCCAGCCGGTATAGAGCTGGCCATCGACGCGCAGGGTAATGGGTTCAGCCATCAATCACCTCCACCTTGGTGGTGGGTGTGATGAAGGCGGGATCACGCAGGTTGTTGCTGCTGACCAGCCGATCCCGGTATTCAGTGTTGCCGTACTCCTGCCAGGCGAGCAGCGCGGATGGGGTCGTGATAGCCAGCACCAGGGCACGACGACGCGGCAGCTGCGCAGCCCGCTCGCGGCTGTCATTCAGTACGGCCAGACGCAGATCCCGCAGGGCGCGCCACACCGAGCTCTCATCTGCTTCGACCGCCTCCATGGCCAGCTCGGCGAGACGGGCCGCCAGCTTGTTGGCGATGGCCTCCAGGTCATCGGCGGTCAGCAGCAGGTTGCGGTCAGCGCCCACCACACCATCCATCACCACCGGGCGGCTCAGCGGGTTGTTGACCTGGTCGCCGGTCAGCGACTTGCCGATGGTGACGGCGTCGGCGGGATCAGCAGTAAAGGCGCGATCCGTGCCCAGGTTGGTGCTGGCCAGGGCGCTGGCGGCCGACGCGGCGGTAGCCCGGTCGATTAACCTGGTAAAGGCTTCTCCGTTGGCCAGGGCTGCGGTCTGCTCGGTCGGGGTATCGATGGTTGGCACTGACGAAGCGGTACCTGTGGTGACGTCGCTGAGGATGCCACTCGGCAGACCGCCGGTGATGGCAAGCTCGGCCCGCATCCCTTCCCAGCGGCGACTCACCTGGTCATAGACAGAGAGCGCCCGGATGGGGTCCGTCACCACGCCCTTGATGTCTTCGACGATGCCGGTCACCTCCCTGGCCAGCTCGCCCGGATAAGCCAGCAGCGAACCGACGCTGTCTTTGGTGCGAAGCAGGCGATCGGTCCATTCACGGAACTGGTCAGGCAGGGTCGGCAGCCCTCGCGTGAGTTCGTCCAGGTCATCCAGGAAGGTATCAACCATGGGGCCCATGTTGTCGAGGCCGGTGATGAACTGATCGAGGAAGGATTGCTCGGTGGCAGCCTGGGCCACGCCGGCGGCATTGCCCATGGTGGCCGCAGTATCGACGGCAGCACTGGGGAACAGGTTGGTGCCTGCCTCCCATACAGTGAAGGTGACATAGGCCGCGCCGTCTTCGTCATTGTCGAGACGGTGGCTGACTTCGCCGACCTGTACGGTGCGCACACCCCACCAGGGATGGATCATCTCGCAGGTGCCGGGTTGGTTCAGGGCAGCGAGCAGGGCGCGCAGATCTTCCAGGTAATTACGGCCCACCACCTTGCCGGTGATCTGTTCGTTGGTCAGCACGGCGCCGTTGTCTTCGGTCCAGCCGTTCTCGCGCTTGGGGTATTCGCGAGGGATGGCGCGGCGGCCACCCTTGCCATCGACCGTGTTCAGCAGAAACTCAACGCCCCGGATCGAGGCGGTCAAACGATCTATAAAGCTCATTCATCCCTCCGTTAAAGGACCGCCATCAAGGCATCAAAGATGGGCCGGTATCGACGTTCACCTTGAGCCCAGGGGCGGCATCGCGGGTGCGCACGGTAATGCGATCATCGCTGACCTTGATATCGAGGGAGGCAGCCAGGTTGTCAGGACGAGGGGAGGCCTGCACATCGCGAGTGAAGAAGGCCTGCATCTCATCGAAGACATCGAGCAGGCCTGGAGCAGGTGTGAGGCCATTCGTATCGAGATTCAGCAGACCATTGCCCTTCGCGGCCAGCTCTTTCTTGCGATCTTCAGCCCTGGACCAGAATGGAAGGCCGCCCAGCTCAGGGATCAGGGACACACCATAGAGAACAGTCCCAGCTGCAACCAGATTTTGGACGTTCAAGGTAGTATTTTTACCAGGCTGATTGCCGGTAGGATTCATCGCACCATCCGCATTGAAACCGCCGCCTGGCATGTTCACCACGTAGACTGGGGTCGCACCCAGATCTGCCATGGCGTCGCCCAAGCCGCCGGCACCGCCACCCTTGCTCGGCTTAGCTGCATCCCAGATTCCCTTGGTCCATTTGATGGCATCCACCCCCTTCTTGACGGCCACCAGGCCGCCCACTACCAGGGCGATATTCTTGCCGGTCTCCAGCCAGCTCTGGACTGCATCCGGTTCCAGGCTGTTAATGGCCTCGGCCAGTTCTGCGATCGGGCCTGCCAGTTGCTGGTTGGCAAACTGGTTCCAACTATTGCTGATCAACTGCAGGCTGCCGGCGAAGTCATTGGCGGCCACAGAGGCATCGTTCAGAGTGGTGGTACCGTCTCCAGCGACACTAAGGAACTCGTCGAACGCCTTGACGTCACCGGACTGGACGAACTCGGCGATCACCGGCTTGAGGGCCCGCTTGGCTTCGTCGGTCAGATTCATTCCTGCCAGATTGGTGGAGAGCCCTTTGGACTTGGTGACTATCTCCTCGATCAGCACCGGCAGGGAGCGCATCACTTCCTTGCCCTGCTTGAGTTGCTCCGGGTCAAACACGTCGATGTTGCCTAACTGTTTGAGTTTCTTGACGGTCTCCGGCCGCGTGATATCCCGGATGATGGATTCAAAGGCGGTGACCGCCTCGGCATCCGAGCCCACGCCCTGGCGGATGATCTGCAGGGCGGCGCCCAGTTCGGTGACTGCACTTGTACCTTGGCGCCCGGTGGCCGCATAGGCTGCGAAGATCTTGGGCCCCTCTTTGGCCATGCTGGCCAGGGTGAACGCTCCGCTCTTGCCCTGCAGGTTGAGGGTATCGATGGCGCGCATAGCCGCTTCGCTGGAGTCGATGGCGAGCTTCTTGAACTCGGTGAAGATACCGCCGACCTCCAGACCGCCGGCACCGGTAGCCTGGATCACGGCGGCGATATTGGGCAGGTTGCTGATGGCGTAATCGAGATCGCCGGTCTTGGTCAGGATCTCTTCCACCGCTGCTGTTGCCTCGGTGGGGTCGATGCGGATGCCCTTGAGATTGGATACCCGCTGGATCTCGTCATAGAGCTCGGCTGACTTCTCGCGGCTGATATCGGCAGCGATGGCGATGCGAGAAATCCGGCGGTCGAGTTGGGAGTAACCACGAATCGCCGCGCCACCTGCCAAGGTCGCCCCCAGGGCGACGTAACGGCTGCCCACCGAGTCGATCCCCCGGCCAGCTGCATCCAAAGACATCTTGGTCAGGTTCATGGCACGCTGATTATTGGCCGCAAACTGGCTCATGCTCTGACTATATTGCCGCGACTTGGTCGCCAGATTGCCGGCCAAGTTGATGACAATATCGGTGACGAGTTGCTTGGCCATATTATTTCCTATTTATTTCTCGGCGTGATGGCTTGCTTTAATTGGTCAAAGCGGCGCAGCAAGTGGCGTATTGGTAAATATTTCAGCTCGGTTGAAGGAATATATTTGCTCATCGCCAACATTATCCCCATGACCGGTTCAACCAGCTGATTTAGATCGCCCCCGCTCGGCCAGCGCCTCGGCCAGCACCATATCTAACTCTTGAGCCTTGGCCTGCAGCAGGCCGAAATCATCCACATGCAATTTCCTGATCATGTTGATGGTGAGCGGGCCTTTTATCTGCCCGATATATTCCACCTGGCGGCAGAGCAGGTTCAGGCCATAGAGCACATCGCTGGTATAGGCAACGGCCTTGCCGTTCTGCACCACCACCTTTTCGGCGGCAAGCTGCGCATCAATCAGGTCGGCGGCGGTCAGCTCTCGCAGGCCGACTTCACGATAGAGGAGGGTTTCCCCCTCCTCAGTCGTGCCCGTGATGCCATGTTCAAGCTCAAAGGTCGTCAGTGCCATCGTCAGATCCTCACCACCCGATCACCGATAAAGGTGGCGGCGATGTCGCCACTCTCTTCCCGCAGGGTGGCCGGCTCGCCAACGGCGGCACCGGTCATCATGTAGCTGACACCGTTATCGCCATCCCAGACCATAGCGGCGTTCTCGATGGCGTTGATGGTCATCACATCCACGTCTTCATCTGCGGCGATGACGACCTCGATGCTGGGGGCGGCAAAGCGCCTGCTCACGCCTCGCACCCGGCCACCGCCGGTATGCTGGGTGCGGGTAAAGCCGCCGGGGTTGAGCACGGCACCGGTCTTGGTTTTCAGTTCTTGGCCATTGGCACGGATGATGACTTCACCCAGGACTTGTCCCATGGGGCGCTCCTTACAGTTTGAATTGGATCAGGGCCGCGAACACACGCAGCTGGTTGACGACGTCCGGGTGGCACACGCAGTTGAGGCGGTTGCGATCGGCGGTGTCGCGGTAGACCTCCAGGGTCTCCTTGAACAGGTCGTAGTTCTCCATCAGGCCGGCAGTGACCCAATCCAGCGCCACTTCCAGAATGGCTTCGCGCATGAGCTTGGGGGTGACGATGGGCTGCGCCGGGTCGATCTGGCTCAGCACGTTGTCATCGGCCAGCTTGTGGCGCGGGAAACGGTTGGTGACCATAACCTTGATGTCATAACGGATCTTGCCAAGGGTGGCCGGGGTAGTGATGTCCAGGTAGCTCGGATCCGGGTCGCCGTAGGCGTTCTCCTGGTACATGGAGATCTCGCGCTCAATGGCCACCACGTCGCCAGGCTGGATCTGGCAGGTAGCGATACCGGATTTGAGCAGGTTGTTGCGCTCGTCGAAGGCAAAGCGATCGGCCTTGGCCGGCGGCAGGATGCCGGGCAGCACCAGGGTCTGCAGCGGGCGCGCCGGATCGATGGCCAGGTAGTAGGACGCGATGCCCGCATAGCTGGCGGCGAACTCCCAGGAGGGGCTGGGGGATTTGCTGGTGCCCAGGCAGGAGATCAGGAAGTCGTTACGCCCCTCGCCGAAGGTGATGGTTTCGCCGTAGGTGCCCCGGAATGCAGCATAGGCGATGGCCTCACTCATCTTGAGCGGGCCCCAACGCTCCAGCAGCTCATCGCGCAGAGTATTGAGGCTGGCAGTATCGGTGAACGGCATCATCATGTGGTTGAACCACTCATCCGGCATGGCGGCGATGACCGCGCTCATATCGGGCGAACCAGAGCCACCGGTCATGGCCACGGTGGTGATGGTGATACCCGGCGGCAGCTGCTCGCCCGCGTAGTAGTTGAAGCGCAGATCGATGTCGTTGCCGGTCAGCCCCTTCCACTTGGCGGTGATGTTGACCTTAGCGGTATCGGTGCCATCCACGGCGGCAGTCACCGGCAGGTTCTTGGCGGCGGTGATCGCGGCGGCCACGTTGGTGGCCACGTTGGCAGCCGTGGCAGCAGCGGCCACCCCCACCTGCAGCGCCTGGCCGGCGATCAGCAGGTAGAGGGTACCGGCCTGGGTCGCGGGGCCTGCGAAGGTGAACGAGCCCACGGCCGCCGCGCCGGCGGTGAGATCACCGATGGGCAGGGCGAAGGTGCGGGTGTAGCTGTTGGCCTTGCGGTAGCGCTTGGCAGCCAGCGCCATCATGGAGCCGACGCCGAACAAGCTATCGATGGCCGACTCGCTGACCGGCACCTCGACCACGTTGAGCGGGGTGGCGGTACCGGCATCGGGGCCAGCGTTGAGCATCTTACCGAACAGCATCACCTGCTGGTCCTGGGCGATGTTGCCGCTCAGCGCCTGACTGTTGTCGATCTTGATGTAGACGAGCGGCACGCGCACGTCATTGGGGATGGATCCGAGGACCATGGTCACTTCTCCGTCTTCTTGTTGGGGGCCTTGCTGGCCGGTTTCACGTCTTCTTGGTCAGCCTGCGCGGCTTGCGCTTCCTCGACAGGAAGCACATCGCCATCTTTGATGCGACGTAACCAGAAGCTGTTGCGCGATACGGTTTCACCCGCCTCGGCCAGCTTGCTGCCATCGGGCTTCTTCACGGTCAGCCCGGGTTTGGGTTTCAGGGTCAGCTCCACGTTCTCTCCTAGGGGGTTGGGCCGGGCAGGTTGATATCCGCTTCGCACACAGGCGCGCCATCGCCCTGCTTGGCCTGCCAGTTGAAGTGCAGGAAGTCGTCCAGGGTGGCCGGGTCGATGGGGTCATCCAGCGGCCAGTCCTGGCGCCAGGTGACGGCCCAGATGGCCAAGCCTTTCTTGTCGGTCTTGATGGTGTAGAGGTTCTGCATCGAGACCGCTTCGGGTGCCTTGGCCGCGCCCGTGCCCGTCCAGTTGCCTTTGAGCATCAGCGCCTTGGCCAGGCGGCCTGCGATCACCTCGGCGCGCTGGTCCTTGGCGTAGGCCCACATGTCGGCGCAGAACACATAGGCTGCAAATTCGATGGTGCCGATCAGGGTATTACCCTGGTTCTCCATTTTAGGAACCCGCAAGGCGGCGATGCGCACCCCGCCATCCTTGTCGCTCATCCAGCGGCCGAGCTCTTCGGCCTTGTCGAATTGACCGATATGACGTTCGACCAGTTGCACCCGATCAACCAAGCGATCGGCGCCGGGGCCCGTCGCTTCCAGGTAAGGCTTGAGATACTGCACCACCGCCTCACAGGCGGAGACGGTGCTGCCGATGGTGCCGAAATCCGGGCGGCTCATAGGCCTGCCTCCTTCATCACGTCTTGCCAGAAGTCGCCGATCACGGCGAGCAACTCGGTCTGGTTGTCATTGGAAAGCCCCAGGTAGGGGCGCTCTGGCATCTCCATCTGGCGGGTGAAAGCCCCCACCGACGAATAGACCGGGAACTTGAGCGCCTTGCCGAACGCCTGAGTGATGCGGCGGATATGGGCCGGCACCTGCACCGAGCCGCTGAACCCGTCCTGGTGCACGCCGGCATAGGCCAGGGCCGACCCCACCCGCACGCTGTTGCGCTGCACCTGGTACTCGATGCTGTCGAGCAGCGCGCCTTCTCCCTGCAGCAGCGACTGGTTGCCGTGGCGGGTCTTCTGGTAGGCCGTAGACCAGGGCGTCCAGGAACTGCCATCGGGTGCTGTCTTCTCGTCGCTGATGCGGCGCCGGGTCTGGCTCTCTACCACGGCGCCAAGGCTCTCCAGCAGCTCGGCCTTGTGATCGCTGCGCCCCAGGGTATCTAGCAGGCGCTGATAAGCCGCGAGCTCGGGCCCCTGGGTGTGGACCTCGACCGAGACGGCCATCAAAGCACCCCTTTCAGGCTGTTGCGGGTGAAGAGGCGCTCGTTCTCCTGCACCAGCTCCACCTTGCCAACAACGCCTTCTGGCGGTTGTTCTGGCGTGGGCAGCCCCAGATCCAGCTTGCCGGAGGCGATCTCTTTCAGCTTCGTGATGGCGCGGTCATAGCGGTCCTGCAGCAGGTCGGTGACCTGGTTGTCCCGATCCCCGAGCCAGTAGAAGGCGATGACCACGGCCTGACGTTTGAGCAGGTCAGGCACCTCCGGCAGCGGCAGCACATAGCGACGCGACAGGTAGCCGTTGATCTCGTCGTCGGCCGTTCCCAACGCCTCATCGATCCAGGTGTCGTTGAGGGTGTCGGTAGAGCGATCGAGGGCGAGGTTGTAAAGCATGCTCCCGTCCCTCGTCTCCAGATCCTGTTTCGTCGCGTAGATGGCCATGGCTTATACCTTGATGTAACTGCCAACCAAGGCAGCGCCAGAGGTGGTCGCTGCTGCGGCCAGCAGGCAACCCGCTGCCTGTTCGAGAAGCTTTTGCACCTCGTGGTCGGCACTACCACCGAGCTCTTTTACCAAAGGCGCCAGGTCATGCTGGATCTGGTTAATCAGGCCGTTGGTGGTCGTCATCAGCTGGTCAATCTTGACCAGTTTGGCGGGCGGCAGCGCAATGCCTGCCAGTTGTTCTTCGATTGGGGTTGTCATCCGTTACTCCTTGATCACTTCGCTGCCGAGTACCACGGTCAGCCACTGGTCGCTATGAACGCGGCGGGCTTCTTCCAGGGTCAGGTAGCAGCACACCACACTGCAGTCGTGATCCGCCGGCACGTCGGCCTTGCTGTTCACCACGAACACCCGCGTCGGGCTGGAGTGGAGGAACTGCACGCCGCAGCGCCAGAAGCCAGCCGGCGACTTGGCCTTGACGTCGAACTGGCCGAGCAGCCAGTCGGACTGGTTTGCCTCGACACCCAGGATCAAGGTGGCGGCGGAGGCATCTATCCCCTCCAGGGTGAGACCTTCCTCATTCACACCTGCAGGCAACTGCTCGGCGGTGAGCACGTCGGAACTCAGGTTCGCCCCGGGTTCGTTCGATGCACCGATGGCGTTGGCCGCGCCCTGGTCATCACCTTGCCCTTCGGCGGCTTTCGCTTCCGCTTCCAGGCGGGCGGCTTCGGCCTCCGGGTCTACCAGCACTTCACCGTCTTTCTTCGGTTCGGATTGCGCTTGTACCAGGTCGGTACCTGCGCCCACTGCCGCAGCTGCCAGCTGCTCGCTTTTGTTGTCACCCAAGGTTTTCACTTTCTTACCAGCCATCTTCAATGCTCCTTTAAACGGGGGTTAAACCGGCGTAATGACGGTCTCGGTAGTGATCTGCTCGGCGATGATCTGGACGGCGGTCACCGTGAAGGGAGCCCCGTTGCTGCGGATCACCGGCTTGGTGCCGTTGGTGGCGATGTTGCCGTTCTTGTCGATGCTGAAGAACGTGGCCAGGGTGAGATCATCTACCGTCACCGCCGAGTCACGGCTTTGCACCAGGCGGTTGCCGTTGGTACCCACGAAGTCGAGCTGCATGGAGCGGTTGTTGCCGCCGGTCCAGGTACCGCGCAGGTTCAACTTGAACGCCACGCTGGCGTTGTCGTTGTAGACGTTCAGCTTGTTGCTGGTCGTGTTGAAGAACGGGGCCAGGGTGCCGCTGGTCGGGGCCACCAGTGCATTAAGCCAAGCCACCAGGTCGATATCGGTGTTGGCCACCAGCGAGGCGCCGGTCAGTGCAGCCCAAAACACCTCGCTCTTCTTGCGAGCAGGCAGGGGCATGACAGGCCCCGGAATGAAGTTGTCACCGAACGGCATGGGTTATCCCTCCACCACAACCAGCGGACCGCCAGGCTGACTCTTCGCACGTGCATAGACGTTCTGGGCCGGGTTAAAGCTCCAGCTCACAGACTTGCCTCGCTCCAGCGTCAAGCCCACCATCTCGGTGGGAGCTGGCAATGCGGCGCCGACGCGGTAGATAACAAGCTGGCCGGTCTGGTTCTCCATGGTGCCGCTGACGGCGCTGGAGACCAGCACCCAGGCGGTCGTGGTCAGGGTCTTGATACTGGTGGCCATGGTGTTCCCTTAGAAGCTGTTCGGTTGGGCAACAGCCCGCACCAGCCACATCTGGCCGGATTGCAGCAGGCGCTGAGCTTCATCGATAGCCAGCATGGGCTCGGTCACAGTGCTGTGCGGCACCTCCGGCTCGGGCTGGCTGGCAACATGAGCCCGCACCCTGGTCAGCAGGGATCGCAACTGTTCTCCGTTGGCCTTGATATCGTTCATCAGATCGATCTCGGCCTGGCTCAGCTCGCGATAGCCGGCAATCTTGCGATGTTGGTTGTCCATCTCGCTGTCCTGGTAATGGCCTGGGCCTCGACGCTTTGAAGCTCCACCCTGGCCGGGTGAATAAATGCCTGGGCTTCATCGCCATGAAGCTCTGCCCAGGCCTGGGGGTTACACGATGTAGGGGGTGACCACCAACTTGACGCGCTCGTAGTTGGTGTTGCTGCCACCGTTATCGAGCAGCTGACGCTTGAGGATGGCCTCGGCGGCGGCACGGTTACCCGGGCCCACGATCAGCACACGCCCCATGGTTCCGATGGGGGTTCCATCCGTTTTTTTCATGCTGGCCAGCCGGTCATAGGCGGCTTCGAAGTTGGTAACCGAGAGCGCGGCCTTGGAGCCAATGGCGGTCTGCGGGAAGCCGAAGCCATAGCCGTGACGACCATCCACCCCTTGGGCGACCATGTTGTTGAACCAGGCGTATTCGCTAGTTGCCCCGACGAACTCAAGGGCCATCGGGCGCCGTTCCTGGAAGATGATCGGCTTGAGGATCTGCATGTCGTCGATCAGGAACCAGGGCGAACCGGTATCGGTGCTCGGGTCGCCGATGACGTTGGAGAAGGTGGTAGCCGGAGTCGATTCGACCGGGTGGTCGGTATCGAAGAAGTTCTGGCCGTCGTAACAGAGGGTGGTAAATCCTGCGACCAGAAGGCCAAATGAATTCTTGTCCGGGAACAGGCCGACTTCACGCCCCCAGCCACGGGAGGTAATAGAGTATTTGCCGATCTTGTCGTCTTCCAGATCTTCACGCTTGATCTTGATGGACGCTTCGAAAGTTTTGTTGGGGATGGCGTAGCCGTGGGAACCCAGCACTTTGAGCATGCGATCACCGGTCCACTCCACCAGGCCTGGCAAATCTTTGAGCCAGCCATAAAACTCGCTGGAGCCAGAACTGGGGACTTGACTGGCAACAAGGGGCCATTGCGGTTCGACGGTATTGAGCCCTTCGACAAAGGCGGAATTAGCGCCGACGGTCAGGGCTTCAATAATCTGCGCTTCAGTAAAAGCCATGGTCAGACTCTCCGATTAATAGGTGGGTTTGTGGTGGCGGTTAGCCAACCAGGTTTCGGGTTTGACGCCCATGGCACGACACAGCGCCAGCTCGTCTTTGCTGAGCTTGCCGTCTTGCTGGTGCTCCTGGCCATTGACCTTGTTGTCATCGGCAATGACCGGGGCGCGAGAACACCAGGCGGTGAACTGTTCGCGACCGGCTTCGGTCTGACAGAGGCCGACATACATCGCTTTATCAGCCGGGGCGACCTTGCCTTCGGTGATGGCTGCATCGACCAGGGAATCGATCTTGCCCTTCTCGATGTCGGCCAATTTGGTCTCCAGCTCCTGGGTGCGGTTCAGGGCCAGTTGGTGGGTCGCAGCAGGGACGAACTTGGTCGGGTCCTGCTGGGCATTCAGTGCCACCTGGTGTTGTACCTGCATGGCATTGATGGCCGTCACGACCTGTTCTGCGGTGGCATCCTCTGCCAGGCCCAGTTTTTGGGTCACGATAAGGGGCAATTTCACAGGGTTATCCTCTTGATTGTTGAGGGCGGGGACGTTCAGATTTGGTTTGTTGGTAAGGCCGGCGCTGGACATCGCCACCACCCGACCGTCAACAGGGGAGTAATCGAACGCCGGCGAATAGAAGCCAAACTTCTTGCCTTCAATCAGCTCGTTTCCTTCGGCGTTCCATTCCACTCGGGCCCAGACTTCGCCAGCGCGATTCTGCAGTTCGACGATCCAACCGACAGCTTCGGTGTTGCCTTCGCGGGTTTCGGTGGCGTGCTCAACGTCGAACGGCAGTTTCATATCGAAGGACGCGACCATTCCATCAGGGTCTGAATTATTCCAACTGCGACCATCACGACCAGAGAACAGGCCGGCCGGTATCATCGGCAGCCAACTGCTCTGGTCTTCTGCCACCATGCGGGACATGTCGAAACAGATGGCCTTATGGATACGTTGGTGCATGACTCGCTCCGTCACATAACAACCTCCCGCCAGGTGGCTGAGTGGGTTGAATGAAGTAATTGGGACGAGTCGATGATGGCGGCGCGGGGCGGCCTGGGTGTAATGACGGTTTTCGCTTTGAAACAGGGAAGGTCTGGGGGTGGGAGATCGCCGGCGAGAGGGTGGCGATGTTCTGAACAGGGAGGTGATGACCGGGCATCAACAGGGTACACGGCAATCTGCAGGACGGATAGCGCGGCATGAAATGGCAGCCCTCGCCGCCACCTCACACCATCTTTAAACCATCTTTAAATCGCGTCAGATGAAGAGGCAGCACCTACAGTCATGCGCTGGTAGCCTGAAACGCTCACAGAGGCACTGAGAGCGTCTGGCGCATGGTTTGTTCCTTGGCTGCCAAGTCGGCTTGCAGGGCCTGCGGACGACTCTTGCCGGGGTTGTAGTTCCAACCTGGCTCGATCCCGTTTGGCAGGGTCTCCACTTCCCCGGTGCGGGTGTTCACCCACTCCTTGGTGCCGTTGTCTGGCGCCGTGGTGAGCGCCGCACCGCTGGCCACCATCTTGTCCCGCTCGTACTTCGAGACCTGCCTCACCCCGCAGTGGCAACCCCAGCCATTCGGCGGCATATGGCTCAACCACCAGGGATCGTCCACCGGCAGGGTGATGCCCTGCCAGCTGACATGCAGGGCCCGGTGTTCCTTGGCCGGCCCCAGCTGGTAGACCAGGTAGGGCATGGCCCGCTTGGTGCGCTCGATGCGCTGCCACTGGCCGGCGGCGCGGGCGGTGCGCATGTTGGTGCTGTAGATGGTCTTGATGCGACCTTCACTGCCGAGCTGCACCTGCTTGGTCTCTCCGGTGGTCGGGTCATCCATGGTCTGGATGCCCCACCACCCGGACTTGACCAGCAGCGGTTTGAGGATGGCCTGGAACTGGGAGAAGGTCTGCCCCTCGGCCAGCGCCTGCTCGACCAGCTGCCGCACCTCGACCAGCAGGTCGGCGTTGAGCATCTTGGCCACGGTGAAGGCGTTGGCCTGCTCCTCCTTCCAGACGTCGCGGTAGTCGAACCCGGGCTGGATGCCCTTGGCCTTGAACCAGTCGAGCGCCGCCTGGGGGGGATAGTCGGTGGTCTTGACCTCAGCCTGCTTTTTGTCAGCCATCCTGGGCATCTCCCAGGCCACGGGTGCGGAACATGTAATCGGCCATCTGCTGCACGAACGCCTCCGGCGCCAACTGCTCCTGCAGGGCCAGCAGGCCGGCATTGAATGCCTCGAAGCTGGCGGAGGTGGTGGCCAGCTCGATGATGGGGTTCATGAACTCGTCGCCGCCCAGCTCGACCCAGTCGCTCATGGCCTCGTCGGTCAGCTCGTTGATGAGCGTCTCGCTCGATTGCTGGATGCGGTTGATGGCCAGGCGCTTGCCCTGCTCGCGATTGAGCGCGACTGGCTGCACCGCCTGAATCTGCATGACACTGAGGGGCTGCATCACGATGTCGTCATCAGCCGGTTTGGCCAGGCCAAACTTGTCGCGCAGCTCGCTCTCGCTGACCTTCATGCCGCGATCGATCAGCGGCATCAGGCTCTCGACCAGCAGCTTGAGGTCTTCCGGCTCCGGCACCCGGATGCAGACGCGGGGATAGGCCTTCTGTTCACCCCAGTTGAGGATGATGAACGGTTTGACCAGGTACTCGTTGATGGTGGCTTCCAGCTGGCGGGCATCCCAGCGAGCGATGTCGAGGCGCACCTCGTCGTGCACTTCGGCCTGGGAACGGCTGCTGCCATCGTCGGTGGTCATGGTCTGACCCAGCACCGCCTTGCTGGTCTGCTCGTCGCACCAGCGCGCCATGTTCTCGAACAGGGTGTTGCCGCCGTTGCCCTTCGCCGTCTCGATCAGTTCGAGCTTCATGCTCTCGGGGATCACCGCGCCGGCGTCGGAGGCGATGCTGCCGATAGCATGCTTGAGGGTGTCGATCTGCTCGGGGGTGGCGTTGGCGCCGTACTTACCCACCCGGATGGGGATGCCGAACACCTCGGCGAAGGCCCACCAGTCGCGAATGGTGAAGCTCTTGAGCATGTACATTACGGCGCAGAGGCGGGTCAGGCCGTTGCGCCAGATGCTGCCGGACTTGGTGCGCGGCAGATGGACGATGAACTTGTAGGGCTCCAGCGGGGCGCCTTGGGGGGCATCGTCGCTGATGAGCAGGATCTCGCTCAGGGTCTCCTGGTCCGGGCGCAGGTAGCGGGGATCGACCCAGGTGTAATCCTTCGGCATCCAGGGGCGCTGGGTGGTGTCCCACAAGATCTGACACACCCCCATGCCCTTGCCTAGGCCATCGAGCAGGTCGAAGAACAGCTCAGGGATCTGGTCGCCGGTCATCAGCTTGCGCACCTCCTCGGCCAGGCGCAGGTCTTCGGCTTCTTCGCTGGCGGCCTCGACGCTGGGGGGCAGCGCCGCCACCGCCAGCTTGCGAGTACGCAGCACCGAGGCATAGTGCAGATCCCGCTCTTCGATCTCTTCGGCCAGGGTCATGTAGTCCTGGGGATTATTGCCATCCACGACCGAACGCAGCAGGCCCGCCAACCGATGGGGGGTGATGGTGCTGGCCACGCTCGCCGGGCGCGGGTTACGCACCCCGGTGACAAAGGCCTTGGCGATATCTTCGCCGAGGGCTGGCACGTCGGGTTTGATGGGGTTGCCCCGGTCATCGAGAATGCTGGTCACAGTGAGACTCCTCGGCCACGCAGGGCCTTCGTATTCGATTGCAGGTCAGCGAGTCGATTTCGCTCGTTTACATCAGTGATATATGCAGCAGGATCGGGGTGACGGTTACCAATGGTGTGCAGGGCGTACTCGACGTTCTCGGCTCGGCTGGCGAGGTAGGCGAGGAAGATGGCCACCGCCGAGTCACCGTGGCGCTTGTTGCCATCACTGCCCTGAGTGCGGCTGTCATCGATACCAGGGGTGCCCCGGTAGATCTGGATCTGCCCCAGGTCGGTGATGATGTCTTCGTGCTTGGGCAGTTCCAGCTCGTCATCTTCAAACGCCGCCTTGAAGCGCGGCATGTTGTCGCGGTAGAAGCCGACCGACAGCATCACCTGCACCACCTCCTGCCCATAGCGATAGGCCGCCTGCTCGGCCAGGTACTGGCCGTTGCCTCGGGCATCGAGCCAGATCCCGTCTCGCCGTGGCAGCCGATCGCAGACGAAATAGAGCACCTGCTCCTGCTGCTTGAACGGCACGTTCTTGAGCTCTACCAGGAACGGCACTCGGCGACGGGTATTGGGCAGCACCTGGATCGGGGCGAAATCGGTAAGGTCACCGGAGCGGGCGAAGTCTTCCCCCAGGGCGTGGCGCAGCGTTGGGTCAAGCTTGTCGAGCTCGGGCAGGACGTCAGTATTCAGCCATTCCTGCATCTCGCCCTGGCGGGCTGACTCGCTGGCGGCATTGAACTGTGCCGAGCCGGTGAAGCGCAGCACCGGGCCATCTATTCGACAGGCCCGCTCGCGCAGGCCCCGGGGCAGATAGGCACCGCCGCCGCTCTTGGGCTCGCAGAAGTATTCCTCCCGGGCGTCTTCCTCGGTGGCGGTATTGCGCAGCAGCTTGCGCAGCCACTCCTGTTCGGCACCGCGGCTCCACTCCTGCTTGGAAACCTGGCAGATGCGCTGATAGAGACCCTCGTTGATGGCGGTCTCAATATCGATGCGATGCACGCTGAACTCTTTCTTGCCGGCGCGGCTGTCCTGGATCAGGGTGTTGAACAGGTTCTCGACCCCGTTGTGGGTCGAGATGATGCGCACCTTGCTGCCCCACATGGTGAGCGCCATCGCGGCCTTGAGGATGGCGGCCAGGTCTTTATGGAAGCCCCCTTCATCGATCACCACGTTGCCCTGCATCCCCCGCAGGTTGCTGGGGTTGGAGCTGAGCGCCTTGATCTTGAAGCCGCTGGCGAAGTTGATGACGTAGACCAGGATGTCTTTGTCTTCATCGGCCAGCGCCTCTTCGCTCACTTCGCTGGCAGCGTAGTGGTAGGCCCTGGCCCACATGGCGCAGGCGTCGATAAACTCGCGGGCCATGTCCTTGGTGGTGCCGACATAGAAGGTATCGCAGCCGCCCGCCGCCGTTGACATCGAGCCATTGAGCGCGGCATCGGCGGCCTCTGCCCAGGTGAGCCCGGTACGGCGCGACTTCTCGGCAATCTTGAGGGTGGCATCATCGGCGATCCAACGCTTCTGATAGGGCAGCAGCACATCGGCAGGATTGAACTGGCCGCCGATGATGGCGGCCGCTGACTGGTTGCGCAGGGAATTTTCAGCTTGGGTGAGATGCTTCATCGCGCAATCCCCAGGATCTGGCGCCGGATATCGGCGGCGGTCTCAGCCGTCAGACCGGCTTGCTTCACGATGGTCTCGGCCTTGTCGGCGACCTCGGCGGCGAACGCGGCGCGGATCTCCTTCTCGACCTTGTGGCTGGTCATGGCCGCCTGCTCCACCCGCTGGATCACTAGGGCGAGTTGGCCCAGGGATTTGGGGTCGATCATCTTGCCCTCTTCGCCGTCGCTGGCATCCATCATCTTCATGGAGGTCTCGAACGCCATGGTGCGCACGAACTCCTGCAGCAGCTTGCCCACCTCTGAGGTGGGGGCCTGGCCAAGTTTGGATGTCCAGACCTCGGCGGTGGCGCGCGCCTCGGCCATGCGACTACCGGCCAGCTCCATGCGTTTGAAGTAGCGGTTCAAACCAGTCCGACTGATCTGATCTTCCTGCGGCAAGCCGGCTTCCCGGATCAGCTGGTTTATCTCTTCCAGGATGGCTTTCTGCGACATGGAGTCAGAGCGCAACATGGTCGCCAGCTGGCTGCGAATATCGTCAGGCAGCTGCTGGATCTTGCTTTTGGTGTTTTTCTTCTTGGACATGACTACCCCAGCAGCTTGTCAACGAGCGGGGCCGCACAGCCCCACAGTGCATAGACCGGATCGCCGACAACAGGCAGGGCCAGCAGGTAGCCCATGGCCATCATGGCGGCGACATCCAGCAGGCGGGATTTCATGCGTGGCCCAGCCGACGAGCACGGCGGCCGGCACGCTTGGCCATGGCCTGACGCTGGGCCCGTTTGACCGATGGTCGCCCACCATTGAAAGCGGGGCGGTAGCGGCTGGCACGCTGCACCTGCCGGATGACTTTCTCGATGGGGGTGTTGGTGTCGTAATTGGGTAAGTCACGGTTCATCAAGATACCTATGCCACTCAGTACCAGTCCCATCAGGGCATGTTTCATACTCATCATCAGCTCCTTCATGGCTTACTCCGGGCGCGGTTTCTTCACGCCATCTACCACCGATTGCCCGGTGGCCACGTCATCACCCCGGCCGGTCAGTTTGGCCACCAAGGTTTCGCCAACCTTGATGATGCTGATCAGCCCTTGCTCTTCCAGCCAGCGCATGTGGGTACGCACCGCATCGCGGCTGATGTTGTGGCCGTAGGTTTCCAGGCACGAATCCAGGATCGATTCGTTGGCCGAGTAACCGGTCATCTCGCGCAGACTACGCAACATCACCAGCCGTTGGTCGGCGGTGACCATCTCTTTGAAGCTCATATATCCCCCGTTTATTTGTCTTTCATTTGCTGTTCGAGTAGCAGCTGAACGAGGTGATTGACTGATGTCAGCTTCTCGGTCAGGGCTTTCATACATCCCCTGTTTTCAGCCATTTCAAGGCGTAGGGCGGTGACCTCTTCTTGGGTCGGAAGAGCTTCAACGCGGGTTTCGAGGCCAGTGACGCGATGACTTAATTCGTCCATACCTGACTCCACTTTCTTCAAGTCCTCGCGGCGGGCGAAGGTTTTGCTCAGCCATAGCGAGATGACAGTCGCGATCAATGCTGCCAATCCGCTGATGATGTAGCTCACAATTCCCCACCACTTCGGGATCCAGTCAAACTCCATAGCGATGTCTCCCCGCTATCTCTACACGGCACTGGCATGGCACACAGCGCACCGCGTCAGGCTCTGCTTGCAGTCGCGCCAGGGCGATCTGCTCCCCACAAGTCAGGCAGAAGCGGTTGCCGCGTTCGTCCTGGTCTGGTTGTTCCTTGCGGCGGCCCACCACCTTGGTGATGGCTCGCTCGCGATTCTCTTGTTCTTGTTGTTGTGCACGGTCAAACAGGTCGGTCATTTGCCCCTCGTCAGCAGTTTGGAGACGGCGCCGGTCACGGCGGTTTGCACCTTCTGGCCACTGCTCTTGGGATGCGGGGCGAAGCCGTCCAGGGTGCGCAGGCCGAGATAGGCCCAGGCCGGGGTGCTGAGCATGGCCACCATGCTGAGATCGGCGCCCTCGCCATAGCCGGCCACCTTGAGCCCTTCGAAGGCGATCACGTAGAAGGCGGTGACGTACCAGGACTGGCGGGCCATCAGCGGCCGGGTGTTGCGCACATAGGTGTCGGTGGCGGCGTCGCCGCTGCGGATGGTCTCTTGGGTTTCGTGCTGCTCGGATTGGCGGTCCTGCAGTTCTAGTTCCTGGCGGCGGGTCTGCTCCTTCTCCATCTCGTTCCTGAGCTTCTGCAGCTCGACCAGGGCGGTCGGATCGGTGATGCGGCCGAGCTGTTCTTCGATGTAGGCCTGCTGCTGGGCGGCAGTCAGGTTGATGCCGGATACCTGTTCGACAATATCGGCGACCTTGTCGGCGGTCTTGCTGCCGCCAAACATGCCGGCGATACCACGGATCAACGCCGGGCCCTGCTGCACGGCAAGCGCGGCCAGGGCGGGGATTAACGGAAGCATGGGATGTCCTTATTGAAGAGGGCGCGCAGGCGAGCGCAGTGCGCTGCGGCCTTGTCGTTGTCAGTGGTGAGGATGTTGAAACGGTGCTGATTGCGGGCTTCATACACTTCGGCAGCGGTGACCAAGTGCCAGCCTTTGGCGAACTGGGATTGCAGGGTGCCGTCGTGACTATGGAGCGGCACGGCGCGATCCACCTCGCTCTCGGCAATGCCTTGCTTGGCGGCTTCGTGCTCGCGGGTCAGCCGCTTGGCGCGGCCCTGGGCAAAGCTCCACATCGCGTTACGGCCCATGTCAGGCACCGTATTCCGGGGACCAGAGGCCGGAGCGCATCTGCTCGGCATGGCGCTTTGCCCGATTGGGCGTCTGCTTGGCCCAGCGGCTATTGAGCATGCCGGCGGCCGCATCGTTCCAACGGCGCTCGATCACCGCCTGCAGGGTGGTTTTGAAAGCAGCCAGCCCCTTGACGCCCATCTGGTAGGCCATCGACTGCAGCACGGCCATACGGGCTGGATCGCGCTCGCAGGTTTGCATTGCCATGGCCAGCTTGGGATCGCGGCGCATGTCCATTTCCAGACCGGATAGGATGGTATCAAGCCAGGCTTCACCAGCCCGCACCGGCAGGTTGAACTGATAGAGGTTGATATCGGCACCCTTGGGCCCGATGCGAAAACCAAAACCGACGGTGGGGTAACCCTCTGTGCATAGGTATGGCTTATTGCGCCAGCCCTCTTCTATTCGGATAAGGGCATAGATGGAAGACATGACACACCTGGATAGGTAGGGGATTTAATCCAGTGTGCTTTTTATAAAGCCCATTGCTGTACTGACGGACTTCATAAAGAAGCGGCCACTTGGGCCGCTTATTTCGTGATACTTATTACTGGTTAATAGGCTCTGCCATTTCGCCGACCCTGACCATCAGCCACCGGGTCGAGACCAGTAAACATATCGCCCTGGATCTTTCGCATTTCAGAGCGGCGCATCTTTGCCAGCACGAATTGAATTTCACGGGTAGATACCCCGAATTTTCGCGACAGCTCGAATACGTTATTACCGGTGAACTCCTTCCATATTTGAATGGAGCGCAGCACCGTAGCCAGGGTCTTGCCGTTCGGCACATAGAAGGGGGCGCCCCCGAAGGTGCGGCAGAACTCTGAGAGCATGATGAAGGGCAGCATCTTGTCGTCGCCATGCTTTTCCACCACTGCCTCGATGGTGTCGAACATGCTGCGCAACTGCTCGCTCCAGCCCGGGGCCGTTTCATCGCTCAGCATGCGATAGGTCTCTGGATCAATGGCGTCCAGGTCAACGCCGATGCCAAACAGCTCGATGGTCTGCTTGTCGTGTGTCTGTTTCATATCGCCTCCGAACGCCAGATAAAACAACACCCAGCATGGCTGGGTGTCATCATGATAACGCAGTGGATCTGGGCGCCCAATTCTGGGCTAGTCACAGTTTGATCAGGTAATAGTCCTGCATCTTCTCCTTGATGCCGCACCAGTCAAGGCTGGCCTGTTTGGCAAAGACCATCAGCTCACGCGGGCCGTCATCACGCAGATAGAAGTGGTGGGCTTCGGCCCGGCCGTCAACGGCCTGGAAATAGAAGTCGCTCTGCCAGCCCAGCTTCTCGTTGCGCCAGAACAGCGCCTCGCCCTGTTCATGTTTTACAACCACCGACTTGGCTTTGAGTATGGCTGGGCAATGGGCCGCCAGTGCTGTGAAGCTGGCTTTCACCTGGTCGGTGCGGTCAACGCCGTCATTGACCCCCTGTATGCTGATGTCGACTTGTTGCTTGGCGGGCATGGCCAGATAAGCCACTCCGCCACCAACTAGCGCTATCACACCCAGCACTGCCAAACCAAAACCGTTTATCTTTGCCACCTCAACTCTCCTTGCTCTGCAATTCACTCACCGGCTTGCTGCCATCGACTACCATCCGACCGCCTGCGCGCCAGCCTGGGGTTTCGTACACCTCCCGCACCAGGTCATAGCCCGGCATGGCATTGACTCGGTGGGAGTTGCTTTCCGGCATGATATCACCCCGGTTCAATATGGCATCGGTCATCAACCGGATATGCCACTTCTTGAGCGCTTCCAGCACCCGCTCGGCCTGCACCGACGTCAGCCACTCCGCCCGATTGATACCCACACCGCCGTTGGCATTGGCCGTCATCCGGCGGATAAAGCTGCCCAGGGCATCCTCGGATCCGTCGTGCAGCAGGCCATCCTGCGACATGGTGATCCAGACTGCCCGCAGCTTGCGCACCTCAGGGGCTTGCACATGGGCAGTGCTGGGGGGGGAGCGGTGACTGGTTGCGCTGACCTTCACCTTGAACCCCAATCCCTTCATCGCCTTCACCACGGCCTCCAGCTGGGCGGCCTTGAGATCCTTGGCCGAGCGGGCGCCGGTGACCGACTCCAGCAGGGCGCGATAGTCCTCTTCATCCAGGCTCAGCTCGCGGCGGCCGACTTGCACCAGCTTGAGCAGGCGTTTGGCATCATTCATCATATTGCTCCTTATCCGCCTCGCTTTCTGACAGCGCGGCGACATAAATCTTGTTGGTCTTCGGCGGCGTGCCTTCGCGCCAGCGGGGCACTGTGCGATCCAGCCAGGCCATGGCCTTCTGGTCATCTTCGGCCTTGGCCGCCTTCACGGCGGCCCGGCTCATCCCCTTATGCTGGCGGGTGACCATGCCGGGCATATTGGCCTTGACGTAATCCACCTGACGGCGTTGATAGGCGGTCAACTTCATGCGGCCTTACCCTCCTTCCTGGTCCTGGCTACTTCGGATTCACAGGCTTTGCAGTAGTGCTGCAGGCCATCACAGGATTTTGGGCTGTTCCACACCGACCAGAACACGGTGTCTTGCGGCCAATACTCCTGGCAGCGGGAGCACAGTTTTTCCAGTCCCACCAATGGATCGAGCCGCGCTTTACCAGAGGCCAGCCGCTTCTCCAACAAACCAGGTTTCATCGGTGGGGTGTATTCACCGTGCATGGCGTTGCCCTCTGTTCGCGCTGGGTGAGCTGGTACAGCTCGGCCCGCAGTTCCTCTTCATAGCGCTGGGCTTCTGCCGCCAGCGCCATGGCCCCGTGTTCATTCGCCCTGGTTGCGAAGGCCGCGTACCGTCGCATGGCCATGAGCTTTTGCAGATAGCTGTTGGCGGTACACGCATCCCCGCACAGCTTGGTTAATTCGATACTCAACTCACCGTTTGTCATTCTCGTTTCCTTATCTAGTGGAACGGTCATGACCGGGCCCGGTCGGCTGCTCATCAGTACCCAGCCACCACGCTGGGTAGACGGGGGCAAGCCCCCGTTTCGCTTATTGTTCTGGCGCCGAGTACCCGACGGTGACGCTGGCGATCGGTGTCTTGTTGACGGTAATGGTGGAGGTGACCTCAGCCTTTCCGTCATCCATCCAGACCATTTGCTCCTGGAGCGCATCGATCATTTGCTGACGGCCATCCTCGCCCAGTACAGACGTAGCCATATCGATGACAGCCTTTTGCTGGCTAATGGCCGCGCGCAAATCTGCGAAGAAAGCATCGAGCTTGTCATCCGGGATCTTGACCGCGATGTCCTTGATGGTGGTGATGGTGTAGCTATTAGGGTTTTCCATTTCAGATCCCTTACTTGGTCAGGCGCTTGCGCGCCTTGTTGACGATGGCGGCCAGCATGGCCAGCCTGGATTTCTGGCCCTCGGTGTTGCCGTACTGGTTGATGAAGTCGATGGCCAGTTGCGCATCGGCCAGCGCCTGTTGCGGGTTGCTCTGCAGGTGGCACTCCATTGTGCTTTTGGCATCGGCCACGCTGGTGTTGAGCAGGGCTTTCACGTTTTCCATATCGGGTACCTCAGTGGACCAGGAACAGGCCGGTGAACAGACCGGCAACGAAGGCCCCATAGAACAGGGCCATCACATTGACCAGCAGCCAGAAGGCGCCTTCGGTGCTGACTTCAAAGCTCATGCGGTCACCTCTTTCAGTTCGCTGACCAGCTCCAGCCCGTCAATCTTCTTGAACTGGCGCACCAGGGCGGTGCTGCTGCCGAAGTAGGGTATAAGGTAGGTCCACCCTGCTTTTTCTGGGGCTTCGCCAAACATCTCCTTCATGCGCTTGGCGCCAAGACGGCGTTTATGCTTGGCCATGGTTTCAAGTTGCTTTTTGCTATACATGGCCTTGAACTTGTGGAAGAAAACCTGCTTTACCACCTGGTTCATAAACTCGTCTGCTGGGTCTATCTCACTCAGTTCTTTGGCCCATTCTGACTTGATGACTTCATCGATATACACCGCCAGCACGGTGGTGCTTTCGCTCTTGCGGGCACGGGTGATGTAGATCTCGTGGCCGTGCAGCTTGAATTTGACCTGCACCCAACTGCCTTTCAGCTCGGCCTCTATGGCCTGCCACTGCTCCTTGCTGATAGTCATCATGCCTCCCGCTTGCCGAAACGGTGGATGCAGGTCATGCACAGGTCTGCACGCACGGTGGCCCACTGGCGATTGAGGACGTTCTTGGCGGCCTTGCGGGCCATGGTCCACAGGTCGAGCGCGGTGATGTAACGCCCTTCGCGTTCGAACTCGGCGGCGCGGGTGGCCAGCGCCATGTAGCCGTTGGGCTTGTTTTCGATTTGGCGGGTGAGTTGGTCACCCTTCAAAGCCGCATTAATCATGGTGTAACTCCTGTTCGTATTCGGTTTGGTGCTTGTCATAGACGGTGACGATTGAGCCGTTTTTCAGAATGAAATAGGCATGGTCACATTCGAGGATCCGGCGCGGGTTCCATCCCGCCTCGCGCTGCCGGATCCGCCGCAGCTGTCGTTTGCTTGGGCGCCAAGCCCGTTACAGGGCGCCCAGCATGTCCAGTTCGCTGCGGCCGGTACGTTGCACCCAACGCTCGACGGCGTGGCGGGTGACGTACAGCGGGCCATAACGGGTTTCAAACTCCATCGTCTATCCCGACAAGCCCCATTCCTTCGGTTATGTCCGCCAGTTCTTGTTTGCAGACGGGCCACTCGTCGGGGTTGTATGGCGGGTTATCGAGCAGCCCGCACATCCAGCCGAGGGCATCCCGCACACCTTGCTCGTAGGTGCCATCTTCAAACTCGGTGCCCTGGTCTTCGCTCTTCCACGCCAGCAACTGGGCCAGCGCCAACTGCTTGATCACTTCGGGGGTCAGGTTCTTCATGGCGGGCCTCACAGCTTCGACCAGTCGATGACGATGGCCTTGTAGGCCCCGGTGCCGGTCTTCTCGTAAAACCGGATGTATTCGGCCTTGCCGACCACGGTGATGGCGTCGGCGATGGCCTTCATGGCCTCCTGCCACTCGGCATCCTTGATGTCGAGCTTGCGCAGGCTGAGCACCTGGTTGACGTCCACATGGCCGCCCTTGTTGACGCGGAAGGCGTGATCCACCAGGGCGCGGATCTCATTGCTGCTGCCCTCGCTCCAGCGGCCGATGCAGCCGTCGATCAAGGTCTTGGCGGTCTGCAAGCGCTCGTCGAATTTGCGGTGCTCGCCGATGGCTCGCACCACCTGGAAGCGGCCATCAAAACTGGTGAGGGTGACGTTACCCTTGGTGCCGCCGTACTGCACGCCGTACTCGGCGGCCGACAGATCCATGAAGGCTTCTATCTCATGGGCGATGCTGGCCTTGCGGGCCAGCAGACGCAGCTGCTCTTCGTGCGCCTCGTTGCACAGGCGGGTCACCAGGTCATCGCGCAGCAGGTCGAGCGGGGCAATCAGGGACTCCGGTACGAAGTGGCCCAGGGCGTTCTTGCGCAGTTGTTCGGTCTTGTTTTCGGTGGCGATAGTCATTGTTGTTGGTCCTTATCTATTTCTGCTTTCGGTGCATTAAGTGCGTTCTCGGCATCAGCTATCGTCTTTTTGCTGAATCGCCATGCCTCTGCCGGGTAGTCCTGACAGACGTTCGTTACTTCGGAGAGCAGCGCTTCCAGCGCTGATTCCAAAAGGCTTTCTCGGCTAGGTTTCATCGTCTTGTTCCTCAGCCGGGAAACCGGCGGCGCGGTGGTGCAGGTACTCGACGGCGGTCATGTTGCCGGTCAGCTCGAAGTCGTCCTGCTCGGGTTCGTCATGCCAGTGGACAATGCAGCCGCCGAGGCGGGCGACGTAGGCGCGGCGGCGCAGGCCATCCACCTGCTCTTTCAGCTCGATGGCCCCTTGTTTCAGCTCGGGGCTGGGATAGGCAATTTCGATCATGGGGCGCACCTGGGCGGCCTTGACGGCCAGCACTTGGCAGCCGTTCTTGCGCAGGTTGGCGATGACACGCTGGGCGATGACGCCGATGCTGTTGGTGCGAATGTTCATGCGTTCTCTCCTTGTGAATCACGGGCCAGCGGCGCCCAGAACAGGTGCAGCTGGTCTTCGTCGTAGGGCTGTGCCCATCCCGCGTCGGCCTGGATCACGACTTCTCCATCACAGCGGCTCACCTCGCGGCCTTTGCTGCCATTCAGCAGGTGGACGTGGGTCCAGTTCTGTTCGGTATGAACGCCGTAGAAGGTCGTCGGTTGGGGGTTAGCGTTCATACGTCGTCATCCTCTTGGTCCAGCTGGATGTCCTTGACCGATGCCGCCACAATCAGCATCACCTTGATTGCATGAACGACATCCTCCTCGGTCTCACAACCACACTCATTGATGAAGTCAGTCAGGTGTTCTTTGGCCAGATCGATCAGTTCTTTATCGCGTTGCTTATCCATCACTCCCCCTCCAGCTCGTTAAAGGCCACCCGCAGCACCTGCTCGTTGAGCGGTTCGCCGCCGGAGTACATCACCGCCAGCTTGAGCACCTTGCTGACCAGGCGCAGGGCACCGGGGCGATCGCTGATCTGCAGCAGCAGGGCGCGCTCGGCATCGCCGGTCACGTTCCAGGCATCGGCCACCGCCATCACGTCGGTCTTCTTGGCTTTGGTCAGGGCGCGCTTCTTGGCGACGCGGGAGTAAAGGCGGGCGAAATCTTCGGAGCGGTGGCCGCCGGTCAGCTGGGTGTAAACCCGGCTATTGCCGACCAGCACCATGCCGACCTCGACCTCTTCCACCAGGATGCGCAGCTCTTCGAGCACGTCGCGGCCGAGGTGGTCGGCTTCATCCACCACGATCAGGCCTTTGGTGGAGAGCAGGCGACGGCGCAGGGCGCGGGCCAGTGAGCCACGCTGGCGCGGGGCGTTCTCCATGCCCAGCTCCATGGCCAGCTCGTAGAGGCATTCGGTCAGGGTGCTGCGGGTCGGGCTGGCGGTGACCATCCACACGTTGTTGTTGTTGCGCTGGAAGTGGCGCAGGGCGGTGGTCTTGCCCACGCCAGAGGCGCCGTGGTCGATGACGATGCTCTGGGTCATCTGGGCATAGGTCATGTCGGCGATGATCTGCTTGGCCGTTTCGGTCATCACAAAGCCGGGATCGCGGGGGGCGTCGGCACGCTGGTCACGGGCGGTCAGCCAGTTGGCCAGCTTCTGCAGCATGGCAGTGGGGTCTGCCTTGTAATTGCCGTTCAGCAACTGGTTGACGGTAGAGCCGGAAACACCGATCTCTTTGGCGATCTGCGCCTGGGTGACGGTGCTCTGTTCCAGCAGGGCCTTGACCCGGGCGATCACGTCACTGCCGGTGTTGTTGTTCTGGTCTAAAGTGACTACGTTTGACATGTCAGTTACTCCTTTTCAGGCGGCCCGCAAGGCCGCTTTTTTCTTGGTTTAAATGCCGGTTAAAGGCTGTTTCTCTTCATCTGCTCGGCCATCAGCGCGACGCTCGCCTGATAGCGGGCCTCGTAGTCGATGACGGGAGCGGGTTCGGTCTGGGGTTGGCTGGCAATCAGGGGCGCGGGCTGCACGGCGAGCGCGGCATTGCCGAGCGCGACCGGGCGCACCATCTCCACCACCTTGGTTTCGGGGGCCGGCTCGTCGCTGATGCTGGGCAGCAGGGCGGCGGCTTCGAGCGCCGACATACCTTGCTGGGCCTGGGCGGCAGCCTTGTTGGCTTTGACGAACTGGGTGCGCTTGCGCTTGTGCTCGCGGGCCTGCTGGGTATCGCCGAAGGCGACCTTCTCCAGGCACTCCGCTTCGCAGATGGTTTGACCATGCAGGGTGGTGACGAGCACCGCCTCGTGCAGGCGCTGCGGGTCGAACCGGGCCACCACTTTCTGCCCGGCGTACTCGGCCAGATCGGCGTGGTAGTAACGGTTGCTGCGACTGGCGATGGCGCCGCCCGATTCCAGCTTGATGGTGCCGTGATCGCTGACGCGGGTGGCCTCGGCCTGCAGCATCATCATCATCAGCTGCTCGCGGCTGGCCTTGCGGATCGCGGCCTGGGCATAGCTCTGCTCGAAGGCTTGGTCGAAACTCATCACCCCACGGCAGGCTTCGGTCTGGCGGCCCAGTTTGGCGTTGTAGAGGGCGACCCCTTCGGCCACGACGCTCAGGAACTCGGCTGCGCTCACTGCCCGGTCACCATAATTGTCCGGCTTGGCCATGGGGTTGGGGCCGGTGTAGCAGCCAGCCAGTGCCGGGTGCTTGTCGATGATCTCGTCCAGCCCGCCCACGCCGAAGGCGCGCTCAATCGGCTTGGCCTGGCCGTGGCCCTTGCCCAGCAGCACGCTGGACCAGTGCAGCTTGATGCCGAGCTGGGGGATCAAGCCGAGCGGGTCGTCTGGCTTGACCTTGAAGCGGTAGCGGTTAGGCACACCCCCGGTCATCCATTTGTTGGCGGCGGCGCGGGTGTTATCGATGGTGATCTCGCGCGGGATACCGAACGAGCTGCAGACGTCCATCAGGGACAGGCGGATGCTGTCGGTGTTCTCGCTCAGGTCAGTGCGCCAGCCCACGATCTTGCGGCTGTAGATGTCCTGCCAGAACCAGGTCTTGGGGCGCAGTATTTCGCCGTTGAACCAGCGCACGAACACGTTGTGCAAGTAACCGTCGCCGTTGATCCATTCCATGGCGTCCAGCCCTTCGATGGTGCGCTCCTGAGGGGGGTAGAGCTGCATCAGCGCGTGCTCACCTTGGCGCAGCATCACCTGCTGGGCGTGGGGCACTTCCAGATCCAGCCGGCGCATCAAGCTGTTCAGGCTTGGCACGGCCCATCCCTGATCGCGGGCGGCCAGCTTCAACCGCTCGTAACAGGCAGCAGCGGTCGGCTGCTCGCGGCGCAGGTAGTCGGCTTTGAAGAAATCCCAGGCGGATTCGCTCACCGGAGACAGACGGGCGGCGCGCGTCTCAGTGGCGACTTGCTGCTGCTTGGGCACCAGCACCGCCAGCCAGTCGCTCTCCTCGAACCCTTTCACCGCGGCGCAGTAGCGGCGCAGGGTCGGCAGGGCGACATCGAACTCGGTGGCGATGTGCTGGTAGGACTCCATCAGGGTGCTGCCGTTCGCCACCAGGGCATGCACGGCCTGCACCGCTTTCAGGCGATCCTTGGCTTTTTCGTGCGCCTTGGTGTTGGCCTTGCCCCAGTTGGCCCACAGCTGCTCTTTGCAGTAGCGCGGCGCCTGGGGTTTCGGCAGATCCAGCGTCATACCGCCGACCACCACCTTGCCAGACTTGCGCAACAGGGCGGCTTGGACGACCGGCGGCAGGATGCTGATGTGGTATTCAGTGGCTTTGCTGCCTTCGCGTTGACGGGATTTGTCAGCAGAAAACTCAGAAAGCTTTTTCAGGCTTTTGAGCATTCCTCTGGCGGTGCTTGGCATACCAGGCAGTGAAGCCTCTGCCAATTCAGGTGCAATGAACCAATCCATTTCCGCCTCCTCAGCTTGCTTGCTGCAACTGTGAATAGCGGGTTGGCCATATATCTTTCGGCTCTAATCCCAAAGCATCGGCAATGATCCTTTCACCTTTCGGCCAAGGAGCTCGGAGAGCATTGGCAAGTGTGCCGGCGGCTAAACCGCTGTCTCTGCTCAGAGCAGTGATGCTCATGCCACGTTTTTTGAGAGCTGCAATGACATCTGCGCGATGCCAATCAGAAATCCCTGTTCCTATTTCTGGGCTAATCAGTGAAGATTTGGCATTATTCATTTTATTAAACCAACTCAGTTACCAACATTGGTGACAATTGTTGATCAACAAAAGGAACAGATCAAGGTGTTTCAGTTCCTTTTCGTAAAATTATTTAAGAATACCAAGCATGGGATAAACAGGAATATGAACAATGACTTACGATGAAAAGGAACCAACAGAAGGAAAAGGGAACTCAGTTCCATTGCATGGAACTGGAAAAGGAACTGGTTTTGCCGAACGGCTGCAACAGCTGGTTGGAGTTGGGAACGGCAGGAAGTTCAGCCGGGAGACTGGCATTTCTTATTCGAAGTTGCACAACTACCTGAGCGGGGTCAGCTTACCAACGCTGGATTCCCTGGTGACGTTGGCTGATGCGACAGGGGCGAGCATCGAATGGCTGGCAACTGGCAGAGGCCAGATGAAAACTGATGAACAGCAGCTATGTGAGATGCCAGCAAATTACTTAGTGCGTGGCATAGGGCAGGCATTTGATGAGTTTGCCCTTATCCCTGGGTATCGAGTGCAAGTATCTGCAGGCCATGGAGCATTAACGCAGGGGGAGCAGGAACCCTCTCGTTACCTGGCCTTTCGCCGTAAATGGCTGAGATGGAGAGGCTTTGACGAGAAAGATTTGGCGATCGTCTGGAGCAAAGGCGACAGCATGGAGCCAACCATCAGCAATAACGACACCCTGGTGGTGCACCTGGGCAGAACGCGCCCAGTTGATGGTCATATCTACGTGGTGCGCAATGATGACCAGCTCTGGGTCAAGCGCCTGCAGGTGCTGCCGCACGCCTGGCTGCTCATCAGTGATAACTCGCTGTACAAAGAGATCGAGGTACCGAAGGACGAGCAGCACACCTTCGAAGTGATCGGACAGGTCGTCCACATCTCCCACGATGTAGGAGAGTGAGATGAACATCCGTGTTGAGAGGGCGGCCGCCCAGTGGCAGCGCATCCAGCGTACTAAGCGGGCCATGCCCTACTTGCTATATCAGCTTGGACCTAGCCGTGTACCCTGCCATCCTCAGTGGGATGGCGTGCTGCTGCCCGTAGATGACCCATGGTGGAGAACCCATTTCCCGCCCAATAGCGATGAATGCAAGTGCCATGTGCGGCAGATCTCAAAGCATGAGCACCAGAAGCTACTGGCATCAGGCAAGGCGAAGACCAGCGCTGCTGACGATGGCATCGAGCCTGGCTGGGATTTTAAGCTTGGTCTTTAAAGCCGGTTTAAAGCCGGCTTCACGAAATCGACAGTGATCAATTCACTCGCGATTTTTCGCCGCTCTAGGATCCATTGATCATTTCGTGGATCTCCCACAACTAACACGGCCTGCAGAGTTCTGATTTCTCTACAGGCCGCGCCACTTCTGGTTTTCCGATCCCACTCATTCCCTCAAGATCCCACTTATTCCCTAGCCATTCCCAGTGATCAATTCAATAGGTTCTATACACTGGCGGACGATCCGACCAAGGTGGTGACCCAGCTGGGGGCCAGCTACACGGATCAGGTCAAGGTCTCGGGTTCGATAGGCATGGGGCCGGTCAGCAAACTCAATGCCTCCACCAACAAGGATGCCAGCGAGTGGCGGCTGGGAGGCTCCTGGCTGTTTGATTTTGGCATCGTCAACTTCAACTTCAGCAAGAAGCAGTTCGACCATGATGCGAACCAGACCAGCTACAACATCGGCACCTTCATCCCCCTGAGCGCCTTTGGCTTTGCCCCCGCCGGTTGGCAGATCTTTCCCATGGCGGGGGCCAGCTATAACGATGGTGACATCGCCTGCGAAGTGGGTAGCCAGGGCTGCGGTGATGTGGATATCGACACCGACTCGGCCTTTGTGCTGATGCCCAATACGAGCAAGGGGGGCTATCTAGGGGTCTTTACCCTCAAACCCCTCTCACCTGCCTGGACCCTGATCGCCTTTGGGGTTGGCTCGGCGGGCTCGGATGATTACCACGGCTACTCTGCCGGCCTCGGCATGGGCTACAAGTTCACCAAGCGCCAATCCATCAGCACCTATGCCCACCTCTCCGACAACAGCTATGGCGAGGATCAACAGCTGGGGATCGCCTATCGCTACCAGTTCAACTGA